TTGATCGACTGTAGCCCCGCTCGAGTTGATCGAGCTTTCCTGGGGTACATCACGTGTGAGCAGGAACTTCGAGAGCTCGTCATTTCTCAGGACGATATGCAGAGGTTTTTATCTTCCTCTGATGCTCTCTTCGCGCAGGTCTTTTCGGATGTAGATAGAGATATCTATAACCTTGAGATCCTACCGAAACACGGCCCTGGCGCAACTGCGGATGGACTTAGAGGAAACTCTAAGTACGACCAGACAGTTTGGACAGAGCGGCTAGAGTCAATTCTCCCTTTTGGGGAGTTGGCTATGCCATCCTGGAGAATATCTACCTTGGATCGTGTGAAGTTTCTCGAACCCGGGGAAGAACTGCCTGTCAAGGTAGTAACTGTCCCCAAGACGCTCAAGACACCCCGCATCATAGCTATAGAGCCAACCTGCATGCAATATGCACAGCAGGCCATACTTCGTAACTTGATGCAAGCGCATAGAAAGGATGATCTCCTCTTCAGCGTGATCGGATTTGAGGACCAACAGCCCAACAGGGTATTGGCTCGTCATGGTTCCCTTTCCGGGGACTACGCAACACTGGATCTCAGTGAAGCGTCCGACCGTGTCTCGAACCAGCTTGTGCGTGGCATGATTCGACGTTTTCCGTTTCTTAGCGAAGCGGTAGACGCATCACGTTCACGTCGAGCTGATGTACCTGGATTCGGCGTTATTCGCTTGTCCAAGTTCGCGTCCATGGGTTCAGCGCTATGCTTCCCGTTCGAGGCTTTCGTTTTCACAACGATAGTCTTCGACGCAATCGGCATCGCGCTCAACAGACCCGTCAACCGGAGGCTCCTTTCGGAGTTTTCCCGGGAGGTGCGTGTCTATGGGGATGATATTATTGTCCCCGTGGAATTTGCTACTATAGTCCGTGACAGGCTCGAGACCTTTGGGTTTAGAGTAAATGTCAACAAGAGCTTCGCGACAGGAAATTTTCGCGAGTCTTGTGGAGGCGACTACTTTATGGGTGAGGATGTTACACCTATCCGCATTCGTAGACTGTTGCCTTCCGGACTACAGGACGTGCAGGAGATCGCTTCGACTGTCGCTACCCGTAACCTCTTTTATAAGAGGGGGATGTGGCAGACCGCTGCGTATCTAGATTCTCTCCTTCGTGGGGTATTAAAACACTACCCGGTCGTTGGTGATGAATCGTCTGTATTGGGCCGTGAAAGCTTCTTACCTTCGCTAGGTGAGAAGCATTGTGCTCGGCTTCACAAGCCTCTTGTTAGGGGCTATGTGATCAAGAGTACAATCCGGAACAGTTCTTGTTCTGGTGAAGCGGCCCTTCTCAAGTTCCATCTGACTCGTCCCGTTGAAGATGTAATATCCTTCGATGGTTTGAGTCCACTTCCTGATGGACACTTGCAGCGTGCTGGCAGGCCACAAGCCCTGTACCTCAAGCTTGTGTGGAAGTCACCAGTTTAATGGTGACTAGCCCCTGACGGGGTTTGTGGAGATCCCGAGGGATCACCG